ACCCGAGAGAAATAAAAGTTAACATATTACTTGTATATTTGTAACGAAAACACTATAAAAACATGAGAGGCAGGCCAAAATTACCAACTGAATTAAAAAAACTGCAAGGCACAGAAGACAAACGCTGGTTAGTCGAGAATGAAATGAAGGTGCTACCTATGGACGAGTTACCACCAGCGCCAGAGGGTTTTAGTCACGAATCTATAAAAATTTGGGACACGGTTTGCCGCGAACTTAAACGCAATGGTTTGCTAGCCAGTTGTGACTTAGAACTGCTGCACGGCTACTGCGAACTCTTAACGCATTACCAGAACGCTTGCACTAGGTTAAAAAAAGAAGGCACAGTTATTTTAAGCAGGCATGGGGACAAAATGATTAACCCGTGGTTTCAAGTTCAGAGCCAAGCGCTTAAGCAAGCAACCCAGTTAGGGCAACTCTTTGGAATTACGCCGAGTGCTCGCAGCAGAATTAGCGCAGCGGTTACAAAGCCAGTAAGCAAATTAGACTCACTTAAAAAACCAAAGACAGCATGACACCACTAGAGAAAGCACAACAGTTAAAAGAAAGTTTTAATAACTCACTTACTGCTAAGGATTGCTGCTTAGTTGCGTTAGAGGAAATTATTTCCGTAATTGACCCAGAAACTTTTTTAATGAGTTGGCTATACTGGAAAGAAGTAAAAAAACATATTGAGGAATTATGAAAAAAACTATAACTAAGTCCGTGCATACAAAAGCGTTTGAGACGGCGACAATTAAAATAGAAGCGCCAAGTATTTACACAGTGCAGCAAGTTGGCCAGCGCTTTGTAGTTTGCATTGACGGGCAACCATGCGACAAGCACGGCAGGCTCGCTGCTAATGTAGCCGAGGCGTTCTACTACCGTAACGAAAAACTTGCCTTTGAGTGCTTAGCCATTTTTAGACAGTGCAAATAGTTTACGACTATATAGACAAAATTAAAAGCGGCGAGGTAGCGGCTTGCGCTCATGTTAAGAACGCAGTAGCCCGTTACGAAAGTGACCGCGCAAAAGGTTGGAAGTTTAGCGACAGCTTAGCAAAGCACGCCGTTAACTTTATAGAGAACCTAGTACACACAACTGGCGACTATGCGGGCCGTAACTTTACGCTAGAACCTTGGCAGGCGTTTATTGTTTATAACCTCTTTGGGTTTTTAAATGACGACGGCAGCAGGCGCTTTACGCGTGCTTATATAGAAGTCCCACGAAAAAACGGCAAGTCTACTTTTTCTAGTGCAGTAATGCTTTACGGCTTAATCGCTGACGACGAGCCAGCAGCGCAGGTTTACAGCGCGGCTACGAAGTTGGACCAAGCAATGATGGTTTTTGGGGAGAGCGTCCGCGTGTGTCAGAACTTGCCTTGGTTAAACGAAGAGTTAACTGTTAACAACTCTGTTAATAACCGCCGCATTGTTTACGGCCAAAGTTTATATAAGCCCCTAGAGTGGAACCCAAACAAGCAGGACGGGCTTAACACTCACTTCGCTTGTATTGACGAATACCACGCGCACCCTAACGACGAGTTATATAATGTTATCCGCAACTCCATGGGGGCAAGGAGGCAGCCCCTTCTTTTCACAATTACAACGGCAGGCTTTAACCGAGAAGCGCCATGCTATAAGCACCGCCAATACTGCGCGAATGTTTTAAACGGCGCTATTAAGGACGAGGCGCTATTCTCAGTTATTTACACCTTGGACGAAGGCGACGACTGGACGGACGCCGCCGTATGGGCTAAAGCTAACCCTAACTGGGGCGTGAGCGTTTACCCAAGACAATTAGAGCAGGCGTTAACTGAGGCTAAAGAATTTGTGCATAAAGAAGTTGAGTTTAAAACTAAGTTGTTAAATGTTTGGACAGACACGGCACAAACTTGGATTAGTGACAGCCTCTGGAAAGCCTGCGACGGCGACGACGAACTAGAGGGCGAGGTTTGCTATGGTGGTTTAGACTTGGCAAGCACTGGGGACTTTTGCGCATTCTCGTTATACTTCCCAAGCCTGCACGCTGTGCGCACTTGGTACTGGCTACCTAGCGAGACTGCGTTTAAGCGTAAGGACGCTGCGGGGGCTTCTATTCGCCAATGGGCAGCCGACGGCTTTATAGAATTAACTGAGGGGAATGTAACAGACTACGCATTCATTAAACACAAAATTTGTGAACTTTCCACAAAGTACGAAATTAAGGACATAGCCTTTGACCGTTTTAACGCTTCGCAGTTAGTCATTGAGTTGCAAAACGAAGGGCTGCAAATGTTTCCTTTTGGGCAGGGGTTTGTCTCCATGAGCGCACCTACTAAAGAACTCGAGCGACTTGTTAAAGACAAAATGCTAAGGCACGCTGGTAACCCAGTGACTCGCTGGATGATGGGCAATATATTGTTAACTCAAGACCCAGCGGGCAATATAAAAATAAACAAGGCCAAGAGCGGCGACAAAGTCGACGGGCCCGTGAGTATAGTTATGGCCTTGGGCACTTGCATGCAGGACGCCGCTAAGGAAAGTAACACAGATTTTTGGTTTCTTAGCTTATGAAATTTTTAGACGACTACATGCAGGAATACTATAACAACCTGCCAAAGTACAAGACCTACGAGGACGCTTACAATGCGACCGAGGAAAAGTATTTAGGGAAATTCGGCGTAAGGCGTTACAAGTCTTACGATGTCTTTAGGGCGGCACTTTCTCGCTGGCTTTCTCAAGGGCGCAACAAATGTTAACACAACAAATTTAAGGCGGTTGTAATTTGCGCCCAATGAATTTAAAGTTTTGGCAGCCCCGCAAAGAGAAGCGCTCGAGTTTGTCGCAGCCTGCTGACTGGTTTATAAATACCTTAAACAATGTATTTGGCTACCAGACTAAAAGCGGCCAAGCGGTAAACGACCGCACGGCTTTAAGTATTGCTAGCGTGCATGCTTGCGTTAGAGTTATTGCGGACGGTATTGCTGGCCTTTCTTTAAAACTTTACAAGGACGACGGAACTAACCGCGAGCAGGTTGTAATCCATTACGCTACTGCATTGGTTAACGAGCCAAACGCTTACCAAACAAAATACGACTTTACTAAGTACATGGTAAGCCACTTGGCGCTTAAGGGTAACGCCTACGCGTTTATTAACCGTGACGCTCGTTACCTTGGTATTGCTTTGCACCCTATTGCCCCAGACTATGTTACGCCAGTAATGCAGGACGGGCAACTATTTTACAAAATTAATTTAAAAGGCTTCCCCTCTATTGTGCCCGCTACCGACATGCTGCATTTTAAAGGGCTTTGCGGTGACGACCCGCTTGTAGGTTTGTCGCCCATTGTTGTGCATGCTGAGACTTTAGGTATTGACTTGGCAGCCATTAGCCAGAGCGCAGGCGTTTATAAAAATGGCGTGTTGAAATTTTTGTTAACTAGCGACGCGCAAATTAAGCCAGAGCAGGCAACCCCATTAAAGAAAAGTCTAGACGATGTCATAGACGGGGCAAGCCGCTCAACTGTATTGCCTAACGGCATTAAAATGGAAAAGCTAAGCCTAAGCCCAGAGGAGGCTCAATACTTGGAAACTCGAAAGTTTAGCGCTGAGGAAATAGCCCGTATTTTTGGCGTGCCCGCTTCCATGATTGGGGCAAAGGACGGAATTAAGTCTAGCGTAGAGCAAGAGTACCAAGACTTCTACGCCCGTACCTTGGCTAGTTATGCTATTAACATTGAGCAGGAACTGGCCCGCAAGTTGCTTACTGAGAGCGACAAGTTAACTTATTATTTTAAATTTAACTTTAACTCCCTTTTGAGAGCCAGCGCCAACGAGCGAGCAGACTACTATAACAAAGGCATCAGAGGCGGCTGGCTTTCTAGAAACGAGGCGCGTATGTTTGAGGACGCTAACGGCTTTACTGGTGGCGACGAATACTTAATCGAAAGCAACTTAATGCCGTCGTCTAAAATAGACGAATACATGGACGCTAAAATAGCGCAGTTAATGAGTACGGCAGACAAAAACAATAACCCAGACGGGGTAAATAACACCGAGGTAATATAATGAAACAAGAGCGTAGAACTTTTACGGGTACCGTAATTGCCAGAGCAGAAGGCGAAAACATGCCTAAAGAAATTGGCGGCATTGCTGCCGTTATTAATTCAGTTACTGACTTGGGTTACTTCGAGGAAGTTATAGAGGCTGGGGCGTTTGACTATGCCCTTGGCAAAGAGTATGACATTCGCTGTTTATTTAACCACGAGGCCGAGTTAATTCTGGGCCGCACTAAAGCAAACACCTGCAAAGTGTTTGTAAACTCAGACGGAAATCTTGAGTATACATGGGTGCCCGACTACGAGAACCCTACCCATATGTCAGTAGTTCGTTCCATTATGCGCGGAGACATTACACAGAGCAGTTTTGCTTTTACAATTAAAGAGCAAAAGTGGAGTGACTCTACTAAATACGGCACAATGGGCAAGCGCACTATTACAGTTATTGAGGACCTTTACGATGTAAGTCCAGTAACTTACCCCGCTTACGCTGACACTGAGGCCGACGCTCGTAGTATTGTTGCTATGCGTGACCAAGAGCGTGAAATTGAAAGCGCTAAACAAAGCCAAGCAGCAGCCGACATTTTAAAACTTGCGCTGTTGCGTTACGAAAACCTTTAAAACAAAAACAAAAAACCATGAATAAAATCAAAGCATTGAAAGAAGAGCGTGGACGCTTGCTCGGCGAGTTGTCTACCTTGCAAACCACCATCGAGAAGGAAGCCCGCTCTATGGCTGAATCTGAAACCAACCGTTTGACTGAAATCGAGGCTCGCTTGGGCGCGATTAAGGCTGAGGTTGAAACCTTGGAAAAGTTGCAAAACTTGGCAGCGCAAGCCGCTGGCCACACTGCTAGCCGCAGCGAGGAAAAAGAAAAAGAAAACATGAAGGACCAGTACAGCTTTAAGCGTGCCATGGAAATGGCTATTACTGGCCGTCGCGATGGTGTAGAAGCCGAGTTTAACTCTATGGCTGCTGCTGAGTTCCAGCGCTCTGGTGTTTCTGTTTCTGCTCACTCTATGAAAGTTCCTAGCGAAGTTTTCAAGCGTGACATGAGCGTAACTGGTGGAACTTCTGGAAGCGAAGGTGGTGTGAATGTTCAAACCTCAGTAGGTTCAATTATTGATGTATTGTTGCCTAAGACTGTTTTGCGCGGTTTGGGTGTGCAGCAGTTGTCTGGCTTGGTTGGTAACTTGGACATGCCTACTGCTAGCACTGTGCCTTCTGCTGGTTGGAATACTGAGAACGGTTCTGCTACTGAAAAGAGCCCTGCCTTCTCTAAAATCACTTTTAGCCCTAAGCGTTTGGCTGCTTATATTCAAGTGTCAAACCAGTTGATGCTTCAGTCTTCTAACAGCATTGACGCCTATGTGCGCAACTGGTTGTTAAATGCTATGGCTCAGTCTTTGGAAACTGCTGCTATTAAGGGCGGTGGTTCTAACGAGCCTACTGGTATTATTGCCAACTCTTCTGTAAATGTTACTTACGCTGGTGGCGCTTCTTCTAACAGCACTAACGCTAACGGTATTGCACCAGTTTGGGCCGACGTCGTTAACCTTATGAAGGCTGTTGAAAACGCTAACGGAGAGGGAGTTGCTTACTTGACTAACCCCAAAGTTAAAGCTGCTTTGCAAACTATTCCTCGCCAGTCTTCTGGTGTTGAAGGTAACTTTATTTGGCCTGCTGGCGGTATGGACTTGAACGGCTACCCAGTGGCTACTTCTACTCTTGTACCTTCTAACTTGTCTAAAGGTTCTAGCAGCACTTTGTCTGCTATGATTTTCGGAGACTTCTCTAAAATGGCTATCGCCTCTTGGGGTGGTATGGAGTTGACAGTTGACCCTTATAGCGGTGCTACTGCTGGCTTGACTAATGTAGTTCTTAACGCGTACTTGGATTGCAACTTGTTGCAGCCTACTGCCTTCGCGGTTTGTAAGGACATTGTAGCCTAATAATTTGCCTGCTTGGAGGCGTAAAAGTCCAAGTGCCTAGGGTGCTCTTGAGTGCAGCGCCCTAGGGCCAATATGAAGATAAAGTTTATTGCAAACCCTACGGGACAATTTAACCTAAGTTACAACGCAGGTGAAGAGGTAATAATGGAAACCAAGCAGGCTATGCTTTTAATTGAGGCTGGTGTTGCAGAGGAAATTGCAGTATTGACACCTAGCAAGCCAGTAAAAAAGGCTAAAACTGTTAACCCAGAAACTGAACTAGACGCCGAGTAATATGTTTATTGCACGCCATTATACCGCCTACGCTAACGCCGCGACAGACTATGTAAGTCTTAACGAGGCTAAGCAGCACCTGCGCGTTACAAGCAGCAGCGACGACACCTACATTAGTGGGCTTATTGCTATGGCTGTCGAGGCTTGCAGTAATTACTTAGGCTACTCAATTCGTAAGGCAACTGCTCGCTATGGCTTTGACGGCTTTACGGGGCAGCCTGCGCTAGTAAACCCGCTTAATGGTACTAACATACCTAGCGGCAACTATTTGCGCTTAAATACGCGCTGTTTGGCTGTAACAAATGTTTACTACATTAGCGACGCTAACGCCGTTACTGCTTACGACTCTGAGGACTGGATTGTTAGCCCCGAGCCAATGGGTTTGTATAGCCGTAACATTTTTATAGAGACTGCCCCAACGCTGGTAACAGACGACGGGATTAAGTACATTGTAGAAGTTACTGAAGGCTTTAACCCAGTTGGAACTAGTGGCGTAGAGCCCGACACTATTCTGCCCATGACTATTAAGCACGCTGCGCTTTTATTAATTGCGCAATACTACGACAATAGGCAGGCTATTATTACTGGGACTATTCAAAGCACTATGGATTTCGGCTTTCACTACTTGCTGGACCCTTATAAAATACAAGTGTTAATCTAATGAACGCGGGCGCAATGGATGTACTGGTGAGCCTACAAAGCTACACCGAAACAATAGACACCAACACTGGCGAGAAGTTACAGACTTGGACCGAATACGCTACCGCATGGGCGCAGCGTGTAGAGGCTGAGGCTGGCTCTGAGAATGTCAACGCTGACAGACGCGAGCATAAACAAATAGTATTTTATACTGTTCGGTATAATACCGACATAAGCGTTAAGCACAGAGTAGTTGAGGCAGGCGTGGCTCATAACATTGTTAACATAGCAAATTTACAGCGTAACCTATATTTGAAATTACAAACTGAGGTAACACTGTAATGGCTAACGAAAAAAATATAGACGGAATGGCTGGCGTTATTGACGCGCTCGAGGCTATTGGTGTCGACATTAAAAGCCCCAAGTTACAGAAGTTAATAAGGAAAAGCAGCGAGCCAATTATAGCCACTGCTAAAAGTTTAGTGCCAGTTGACTCTGGCGACTTGCGCGACTCTATTGGGTTTATTACAACCAAGGACAGCACAAACTTAGACAAGGCTTTAATAGGCTTGCGTAAAGAATACTATAACAATTACCTCGGAGTCATGTTTGAGTATGGCACTGGCCCGCGTATTCAGTCAAACGGACGCTACACGGGAAGCCTAGCGCCTCGCCCATTCATGAGGCCAGCACTAGACAGAAACGCGGAAAGCGTTACAGACAAAGTTTTAAAAGGCGTAGACGGAATCCTGCGCGACTTAGCAAAGAAAAATAATTTAATATATAAATAACCATGGCAACTACTGGACCAGTAAACGGCACGCTCATTAGCATCTACAAGGATGTAGCGGGCACATTGACTAAAATCGCTAACGCGACCTCTCACAGCATCGACATCTCTAAGGACATGATTGATGTCACTAACAAAGACAGCGCAGGCGCAAAGGAATTTATTGCAGGCGAGTACGGCTACACCTTGAATGTAGAGGGAATTTTTGAGCAAGACGCAAGCGTAAGCACTAGCGGACTTTCTTTTAAGGACCTTATTACAGACTTGTTGGCTGGTACTTCTGTTACTGTTGTAATGACAACCAATGTAAGCGGCGACGAAAAATTGACTGGCTCTGCTTTCTTTAGCAGCCTTTCATTGAGCGCACCTAACAACGACAAAGCAACTTTTACTGGGACCTTGCAAGGTACTGGCGCTTTGACTGTTGGAACAGTAGCGTAATTATTTTACTATATTTGTGCCCATGAGCACAGAAATAAAAATCGGGGGTGCTAGTCACCCCCTTTTGTTTAACATGAATAGCCTTCGCAATGTAATGCAGTTGGCTGGTATGGAAAACTTTTCAGACTTGAACATGCAAAAGGACCTAGCTAAGAGCATGGACTTTGCACTAGCCTGCGCATTCTACGGAATAATTGAGGGCTACGAGGCCAAAGGTGAAAAGACACCGTTTGCAACTATTCAAAAATTAGGCGCGTCAATTAAAAAGTTTACAGAGTTAGCGCCAGCATTGGACGCGTTTACTGCTGCCGTTACAGACTTCTTTTCTAGCGACGAGCCAGAGGGAAAGTAACAGCCAAGGAGGACAGCGCCCCGCTTACTTGGCGCAAAATAGAGCGCATTAGTTACGGAGAACTTGGACTAAGTGAGTCTGAGTTTTGGAAATGCACGCCGCGTTTTTGGCGTTTAAAACTTGAGGGCATGCGAGCAGCGCAGACTCAACAATACAGAAACCAATGGGAACTCGCCCGCTGGTCCGTTGCTGTGGGTATGTCGCCACACCTAAAGAAACCTATTGAGCCCAAACGCTTGTTAACTTTTCCTTGGGAGGAGTCGGACTATATTAGTATAGAGGAGGCAGTTAAGTTATATTCGCATGTCTTTGCCAAGTTAACCCCAGACGCCAAAGCATGAGCGCCCCTATAAAAATAACCTATAACATACTGAGCAACTACGCAGGGCTTACCGCCTTAGTGAGTACACGCTTAAACCCTTTGCGCATTCCTCAAGAGTCCGCATTTCCTGCAATTAGTTACAACCTTGTTAGCGTTATTACTAGCCCTACGAATACAAGCCACAGCCGTACAGACTTTGCCCGTGTGCAGGTTAATAGTTTTGGCACTACATTCGCTAGCGCTACGGCAGTAGCTGAGCAAGTTAGGGCGGCGTTTGAGGCTGCTACTTTGCCTAGCACTTTTAACGGCGTTAAATGCCAGACAATAGAACTAGACAGCGAAGTACAACTAACAGACGACGAGGCAGGCTTTGCAGGTATTTACCAAGTTTCTCAAGACTTTATAATTAATTATATTAGGTAATGGCACGCTCGTTAAACATTGTTATTGGCGCGGACGTAGAAAAACTCCGCAAAGGTTTGCAGGACGCCATTACTGCTATACAGTCTAGCGGTAATAAAATGAGTGCTGAGACTGCTAAGGCAGCCAGTTCCATAGAAAACAGACTAGCGGAAATTTCAAAAAAGAACCCGACAAACGCAACCGTAAGGCAGTTAACTAACTTGGCCATGGAGGCCAGAGCGTTAGGGCCAGAGTTTGCTAAGACTGCTCAAGACATTATAGTAGCAGCGGGTAAAATTAAAGACAGTCTAGGCGACGCCCGCGCTGAGGTTAGTTACTTTGCTAGTGACACTCGCAAACTGGACGCCGTATTAGGTGGAGTTAATGCTATTGCTGGCGCGTTTGGCGCAGTAGAGGGGGCCCTTGCTATAACTGGGATGGAGAGCGAAGACCTTCAGAAAGTTATGGTTAAACTTCAAGGGGCTATAGCCTTAGTTAATGGAGTTACCGCAATACAAGCAGCGCTTCAACAAGAGAGCGCAGTAATGCAGGGAGTCTTGAGCGCAGCCACTGAGGTACAGACTTTTGTTATGGGGCAGGCTACACTAGCAGCCCGCGCTTATTCTGCTGCGTTAATTGCAACTGGGGCAGGTGCTGTAATTGTGGCTATTGGCTTAGTAATTACTTTGTTTCAAAAGAGCGCCAAAGCAATAGACGAGGCAAAGGAAAGGCTAGCAGCATTAGAGCAACAGCAAGAGCGTGGGCTTACATTAGGCCAGCGCAGAATTAAAGCAGAAGAGCGCGCACTTGAGTTAGCCATAAGCCGAGCAAGAGCAGAAGGCAAAACGGAGGCCTACATTTTTAACCTTAAAAAAGCAAGCCTAGAAAAACAAAAGGCTATTTACATTCAATACGGAAAGGAAGCGCTAGACAGACTATACGCCCAACGCCGTGAGGAAATGTACCTAGCGGACGGCAACGGCAAAAAAATTGCTGAGATTTCCGCTAAATATGCGCAGTTAGAAAATGACTTGCGTTATAACATTAAGGAGGAGTATAGGGCTAAAGAGGTTGCTCTGGAAATAGAAAAGAATGAGGCAATAGACAGCCAGCGCAAAGAGAATTTAAAGAACCTTAAGAAAAACCTAGACGACGAAATAACAGCAGAAGAGTTAGCGGCTGCTCGCATTAGTTATATTAAGAGCCAAGGCATTGTAACAAAAGTACAAAACAATGAGCGCCAAGGTTTAAAGCCTTATAACATTGCACCAGTTGACCCTAAAGCGCCTAAACAATTAGAGCACACTTTTGCCCAGATTGACTATGCTTTTCAAAACCAATTAAAAAAGCAAGAGGAATACGAGGAGAGGTTTGCTAGTGCTATGGAGGGCGTTAACCAAGCGTTTAACAGTTTGACAGCAGAGGGCCTCGAAAGTTTTGGGGATTTAATAGGCGGGCTTATGACTGGGCAAATTGACAGCGTTGACCAGTTCGGTAAAGCCATGCTGCAAAGTGTTGCTAAATTTATGCGGGCATTCGGTAGCGCATTGGTTGCAACGGCCACAGCGTCTAAAGCGTTTAAAGAGTTAATACTTAAAAACCCATTAGCGGCAGCTGCTGCGGGTGTTGCGCTTATTGCAGGTTCTGCTATTATTACGGGCATGCTAAACAAAGGGCCACAGCCTACCGCATTCGCTGAGGGTGGTATAGTTAGCGGGCCGACTTTGGGACTGGTAGGGGAATACCCTAACGCCAGAACAAACCCAGAAGTTATAGCGCCTCTAGACAAATTAAAAGGAATGCTAAAGACAAACGAGCAGAGCGGTTATATTGCAAGCACTAGCATTAACGGCAGGGACTTGGCAATAGTTTTAGAACGGTATAATAAAGACAGCAGACGCGGCTAATGGCAAGGAAATACTACGGCTCTTTTTTGAGCATTGAAAATATAGAGTACAGAGTTGAACTATGGGACGGGGCTACTGGCTCAAGTGCTAACAACTTTGCTAGCCGTTATGCTACCAGAGTAACAGCAGCAGGAGGCTACCAAGAGGGCAGCGCTTGCTTACTTGAAAAGTTACTAGAATTAGAAGACGCCACAGAATTAACCCTAGCAGGTAACGGCTTTACAGTTGAGCGCCAAGGCGAGGGAGACACTTATTACGAGAACTTTGTAAGGCCTAGCCGTATTACAACCAGTTGGGCTATGCCTAGCGACGCGGTGCGTAATGCGTTTATAGCCATAGCAAACAGCGAAGAGAACCGCTATGCGCTTGTATTATACAGAGCAGACGCCCTTTACTATGTGGGCCGCGTAGTTGCTGACCAAGCAAACTACCTACGCGAGAGCATAGACGGCGCGCCAGTGTTTGACTTAACGGCTGTGGACTCGCTTAACTTGCTCGAGGGTTTCTATGTTAACCCCGACTGGTTTACAGACTCCTTGGCTACTGGCTTGGACATTATACGCAAGTCACTAGAATACTGTGGGCTTGACGACTACTGGACTGCATTAGGAGAAAGCACCTACTTGCGCGACGGGGTTACTATGTACGACACTGCGCAGGCTTCTTATAAGGGGCTTGCTAACACTAAGTTTAATTTGCTTAGTTTTTACCAGAGTTTTGACCCGTTTAGCGATGTCCAATTCAT